CGGTATACATGGGCACGCAATCGGTGAAGCCGGCCCTGTAATTTTCAATCTCAACTTCAATTTGTTTCTTGAATTGCCTGGCCTGTTTGAGAATTAGCTTTTCTTTATCCTTTGTTTTGGTTACAGGGAAGGTTTTTAAATATCTCTTGTGTTCTATGTAAAACTGCACCCGGTAAGCAATACCGTTTCTACGTTTGATTCGGATCACTGAAGCCATCTTAACTCTCCTTGATGCTTGTAACCAAAAGCATCCCGTGAAAGTGAAAAGGCTGGTCATTACGGTGGGGGATTAGTTGCTGGTGCATGGTGCACCTCCTACAAAAATAGCCCGAGACGCCGTCCAATACCTTTAGGAGTATTTCAAGCTGGCTTGCGCCAGCAGCGTTCGGGCTATTGTAATTCGCAATTTCTACTTTCCTAAAAGTATTGGACTGTGACTCTAATATAGATTATAACTGATTAATAATCAATCACTTAATCGTCTTTTTTGAAAATTATTTTGGTTCAAATAAATAGACAACTTATTGACTGTAAATTCTGAAGGGATTGCACTCATGCGTTTGCAGAAATAAGTTACCGGTACCGCCAAGCCTTTTATCTCCACCGTAAAAATCACATTTTACCTGAATCTTGACCTCTAAATTAACAGTGATGTCCACTCCGTTTACCTGCATTTGATAATCAGAAATGGATTTCCCTTCTGTTCTAAACGGGAACTCTCCATTCCTCAAAATATGCTTGACGACTTCAACAGCTTTATCTCCCTTTTCGGCCGGTGAGTCCGTTTCGCAAAAATCAACTCTCTGCCAAATGTCTTCACTGGGAATCGCTTCAAAACAGTTAAGGACGGATGGCGGGACAAGAAAACCTACAGCGGTCTTTACTTTCTTGGTGTATGCGCTTCTCTTTTCAAACGAACCAGATTGAACGGCGTCTATACCATGAGATGTGGAGTAGATGTAAACCCGCCTGACCTTAGGGCAAACGTGGGCGCGGCAGTCGCTTTGTTCGCTCTGAATCCCGTATTCTACGAGTTGGTCATTTCCGATAATTGATTTCCCCATACATCCCAGCCGCTGGTTTTCTTTCTTGCAAAGAGTTCAATTTTATTGCCCCAGATATACAAAGTCTCGATTATCTTTCTGAATTCTTCAGGCTTTTGAGAATGGACTTTACTTCGCTCAATCTGCTGGACACTGTCAAATAACTTTACATTATCTGGTGTGCAACTGCCTTTAGTGCAGACTAACAAAAACTCGTGTCGCACTGAATTATAATGACCATAGTTATGCTTAACTTTGTCCCAGACGAACGAACTCTTATATTTAAATCCCCAGGAGTCAACCAATTCTAAGGCAGACGTTAACATCGGGCTTGTGCTCCACATAAATAAAATGGCGTTATCATCCGCTATTTCCTTTATTGAGAGTTCTCGGAGTTGACTCAGGGACATGGTTGGGTAGTGCCTCTCGGCTCTTCCGTAATTGTCATTTTCTGTTATTACACCGGAATCATTGTATTGCCACGGTGGGTCACAGTAAATGACGCGGTACTTCTTCTCTGAAAGCTCTACGTAGTTAACATTTTCGTGTCGTTGCCGCCGTTCCTCCTTTTTCTCTGATCTCTTGAGTTCATTATAAACTTTATTAACGGACTCCTGTCCTTCGTCGAGCTTTTTCTTTTGTTCATCAGTGGCCTTTTCCTGAATAACTTTCACTTTAGCTATTATATCATGGGAAACATTGGCAGTTTCGGCCAGTTTTTGTCTTGTTTCTATGGGCGGTTCGGCAGATTTCTGCACAACCGCTCCACCAGATTCTTTTTGCTTTTCTTTTGCCTTCCCTCTAAAGATGTCTTCCAGTTGTAATGCCAGCACAGAGCGTTGATATTTGTTTAAATTTCTTCTCCCAAATTGGTTTTTAATGATCCAAGTCTTTGCTTCTTCCCTGTTGTTGAAGTCTCTTTCAATAATATTGAAATGAATTTCATTTTCTTTGCATATCAGGTAACGGTTGTGGCCGTCAAGCAAGGTTAAATCCCCATTTCTCCAACACACCAATGGATCACGGACACCTTCGGAAAGAATATTCTCTTTAAGCTGAGAAAACTCTTCCTGGGTCAATGTCGGTATCAAATTTTGAAATTCAGCGTCAACTAAAATCATTTATTCGATGAGTATCCCCCGCTCGGCGCAGATAAAGACGTGGCAAAAAGTAAAATTGGAAGTATTTGTTTTATCATTTTTCTTTTGTAATCCTCCAACCAAAAAAGCCCCACAAACCGCCCGCAATTGCGGAATGTAGGGCTTCATTTAAAAGTTGGGAAACCTTAAGGGAGCGACCCTGTCAGTTTCAAATTTTTAATTAGTTTTTATTGCATTTTTTCTATATCGCAATCTTTTCAAGGTAACACCATGTGACCTTGATTTTGATTTTCTATCACCACCGTGTTTTAAATTTGCTTTTCTTTCGGTTTAGATACTCATGTTGAGATTTTACCACGTCGATAACATAACAATTGTCTCCAACTCGCTGACCTTGGGCTTTTCCTGAGATTATGGTTAATGATTGTAAATATTGCCCATCTGTATACATTTTATTCCTTAACCGCCTTTGCTACTTCAGTTGATGAAATCCGGATCCGACCATGGATGCGTTTCGTACGGATTAAACCGGCTGCGACCATGCGTCTAATCGTCCGCTGAGACATATCCCAGCGTTTCGCTACTGACGAAATTTTATAAAACTGTTGACAGGAATCGCAGTGATTTTCAGTGTTTTTTCCCACGTTTCGCACCCAAATTAGCACTCATTCTCTATAAGTTATTAATTTTCAATTGACAACGTTGGCTTCATTAGCCAAAGATTATGATTTTCATGCAAATTTTCTTTTCTTTCGTAACTACATTAATTTTCAGAGACCCTCTGAAACCCACTTGAAGTGCTCAGCAATGAATTGCTCTGGTGTCCGATTGTCTTTTGGAATCATTTCCTGGAGCTTCATGAAATGTGAGATGGAAGCACCCACATCACAATCATGCATTTCCTCCGTGGCGAACAAACACGCGATTGTAAGAGCCACAATTGCATCAATTTTTCTGCCTGATTTTTCCTTTGCTAACCTTAACCCCCGACTTGACTCTACGGCAACAGCATTTTGGGCTTGCTGTTCTAATTCTACATCATCAGGCAAAATCAAATTTTTCTGCATCAGCAAATCGTAAAAGTTCTGAGTTGCCCGTGTTAAGTTGGCCGATGTCTGAGGAAATTCTTCTATCGGTAGTCCGTCATTTTTTAGATTAGTTATCAGTTGGTGAAGCTGCCAGGGATCACACCAGATACCAAATACCCGGTAATGTTTGTAAAGCCAGCGCAAATACTCACCGATTGTATTCTCAATATCCAGAGGCTCACGTTTACTGGGTTTCCAAATTCTGTATGGGCCAAGGGCTAACTTATTCTCTCCATCCACCAAAACGCTCATAACTGCTGCATTATCAGATTTGATACCGCAGTCGACACCAATCCAAAGCTGGGATTCATGACCAGGCAAGGGCGGGCTATAACTGTCGTCCACACATTTACGCCAGTCTTCCCGGGCTACAAAGGACTCGGTGCCTGCTACCCACTGGTTTCTGTGTAGTCTCAAGAATTGAAAGGGCCTGACAATTTTCCTTTGTCGGTTAAAATATTCTTCAGTATGCCAAGGTTGCCCAGGGTGCCCCTCCAGCGGCCCATGAGACCAATACATCAAGACTTCCTCACTCTTATACAATGGCAAATCATCATCAATTAAGTCGCCCTTCAGACCTTCATCGTAGATGCGTTTCCACATCTCGGATTCACTCTCAAAGCCCGCGTAGCCCGTAAATAATTGAAACGCATCAGGAATATTGGGTGGAGGTGTGAATTCCTCGACCATTCTCACGGCACTCTCACTCACAAATCCCCAAGGCTCATCAAAACAGGAAAGCCTTGGATTCGCACCCGCTTCGCCACGGTAGTCAGAAGGTAAGGCTTTGACAATTGTGCCATTACTAAAAGTGAGTTGGTTCTTGGTAATCTGGACATTCACATAGGGGTTTAGTCTCAGGCTTCGTAACAAATAAGTGAAGACACGGGACTTCGCTTGCTCATAATCATTGGCTACTATGTAAATTTCTGAGTTAGGATACTTCAGAGCAGTAATGAAAACGACTTCGGCACATTTAGTGGTCTTTAGATTTTTCTTAATATCTCCAATAACCCTGACTTTCTTATCTGATTCAAAGATGGCGGTTAACATCTTCCGCTCCCAGGGGAGATGTTTTATTGGCTTCTTGGTTTCCGGGACATAATAACCGTACTTAGACTCAAGGAAGTCAACTGGGCTATTGATGAGTTTTTGTAGTTCTTTCTTATCCATTATTCTGCCAATGTTGCTGCAATGT